GCACCCAAAAGCGAATCAGCTAAAGGGCTAGAATCCTCAACGGAAGCAAACGGCACATCACAAAAGGAATGGAAAATGAATCCAGAAGAAATTAAACAAATGGTTGCAGACGCAGCAAGAGCCGCAGTTGAACAAACAACTAAAGCAATGCAAGATGCAGCATCCGCTCAAGCCGAAACTGAGCGTACAAAAGCAGCTGAAGAGGCTTCCCTAGAAGCACGTATTAACGCTCGCGTTAAAGCAGCTGTAGAAGCCGCTACTCCAGCAGCAGCAGTTCAATCTGGCGAAACAGGTGCAGAGCGCCTATTAGCTGAAGTTGAAAAACGCTTCGAAGAGCAGTCACAAACAACTAAGCAAGTTTTAGATAGCCTACAATCAGCTCTAGCTGAAAAGTCTGCTGAAATTGCGGCTATCCAAAAGTCAAAAATGGCTTTCTCTGACAAGTCAGCTACTGACGGTGTTACTTACCAAGAAAAAGAGCAAGCAGTTATGCTAGCCACTATCATGGGCAAGTCTATTGACCAAACTAAGTTTGGCCGTACACTACTAGAAAAATCTAGCACAGCTCACGTTCCAGGTGCTACACCTTGGGAATTAGAAGTACAGTTAACAATGGAAGAAGCACTACGTCGTAGACTAGTTGTTGCTCCTTTGTTCCGTCAAATTCCAATGAAGACCAATGTATTAAGTATTCCAGTAAATCCTGAAGTAGGATCTGCAAGCTGGGTTACAACATTCAGCGGTGGAACAGCCCTAGAAACAGGTTCTGGCGGTTCAGCAGTAGCACACAAGCTAGCTGAAGTTACTCTAAATGCTTATAAAGTAGCAACTAAAGAGTATGTTGGATATGAAGAAGAAGAAGATTCTTTACTAATTCTTCTACCTATGATTCGTGATGCTATGGTTCGTCGTTGCGCTAAAGCAATTGATGGTGCATTACTAACAGGTGACGGTTCCACAGTACCTATCAGTGGTTTAGCTTCTCGTGCTGGTACTTCTGGTACTAACGCAGCTCTACTACAAACAGTAGCTAACGGTGCTGTAAGCATTGCTAAACTACGTGGTCTACGTGCACAACTAGGTAACTACGGTATTGATCCAGCTGACGTAGCCTACATCGTTAATAACGATACATACTACGATCTATTAGAAGATACTAACTTCATGACTATGGAAAAAGTTGGTCCTCTAGCGACCATCATCACTGGTCAAATTGGTATGATTGGTGGTTCTCCAGTTATCTGTACAGGTGAACTAGCAGCTAAAGCAACTGGTGCGATCACTGGCCTAACAAATATTGCTGCCCTTGCAGTTTATATTCCTAACTTCTTAGTTGGATCACAACGCGGTCTACGCATTGATACACAAGAGTTAGCAGCTGAACAAGCTCGTGTAATGGTTGCTTCTATGCGTGTTGGCATGACACAAATTACAGCTAGCCAGGGTGTTAAAGCCCTTCGTTGGACAGCTTAATTAGTTAAGTAAGTAAGACAGGACTTCGGTCCTGTCTTTTACATGTCCTGCTAGTCAGGATATGTAAAAGACAAAAGGAAACAGTATGGCCAATCTAGTAACCAAAGCAGAATATAAAACTTATGCAGGTATATCTAGTACTACCCAAGATACTTTAATTGACTTCTTAATTCCAAAAATATCTGATGCTGTAAGAATATTTTGTAGAAACCCTCTAGTGGATTCTCAAGAAAGCGTTACAGAAGTATTTGATGGAGGCAACGCAGTATTAGTGCCCTCTAGTGGGCCAGTAGCAGCAATTTCTGCTGTGCAATACTCAACTGACTATGGCAAAACGTTTACAGACATGGTTCAATACATAGACTGGATCTATGTACAAAAAGAACAAGTAGTTAAATGTGTATATAATTCAGTATTCCAGCTTAGACCAGCAGGATATAGAGTAACATATACAGCCGGAAACGACGGATGCCCAGAAGGATTAAAGCTAGGAGTATTAGAGTTTATTAAATATTATATGCAAAATGAAGGAACAGTACACTCTAGTTCAGCCCCGGGCGGTTCAGGTGGACAAATAGAGTATATATTAAACAGTAAACTACCAGCGTCAATCCAGCGTATTTTTGATCAATACGCACTAACGGTAAATTAATATGTCAGTAGCGGAATTCAGTCAAACTCTCAGAGATAGAATATTTAGTAAATTTAATCAGATAAAAACAAGAAGTTTAAGAGACGATTATACTAAATTAGTAGACTCTGAAAAGTTTCGTAAGAAGTATGAAGCTGCCAAGTTAGGTGCTTCTTCCGTAATTACTGAAGGATCTTTAAATAAACTAATACTTAGCTTAAGTAAAGATATAGAAAACGATACCTTAAAGTCAGCCACTGAAAGATTTCTAAAGACCATTGACTTAGAACACTTTGTTAGTTATATAAATACCACTGACTACTATAAAAATCTAGTAGCTAATAGTAAAACTGACTTTACTTTAAAAGACGTTCCACAAGCAACTTTACGATCACTGTTTCTTCAATATATAGACATTCAACTAAGTAATTTTGGATTACCTCATGCTATAGAAGTCGCAGTATTTGAGCATATAACCGAGAATACTCAATCAGGCCACTTAGCCGGAGTTTTTTCGTTGCGTTTAAAAGAAGCACTATTCTTAGACGTTACAAGTACAGGTACAGGGTACAGAGATTTTAAATTAGATCTTGGTGAAGGCGTAGATAAGACCTCCATCGATACCTTAGAAAGAATAATGAAAGTAGTCCTAGATGCAGACTATTTAACAAGTAACATTGTAGATAAAGAGTATATATTTGCAAAAGCAACAAAAACAGTACTAGGAAATAATCCTAGCTTACAGGTTGAGCTTCAGTATAAAAAAGATAATGAAGATGCAGGTAAACTACTAAAACAAACAGGTAAATACCTTAACGAATTAATTAACACAGTTTCATCAAGAACCGGAAGATCAGATAAAGATGCTACGGATAGTTTTAGAAAATTAGTAATTAGTTTAAAACCGTTAACTGAGTTAGTATTAGCAAAAGCTGCAGAATTACAAAGTATGCCAAGTAGTAAAGAACTTGGTGATTTAATTTCAGGCGATGCTAGAGCTTTAAATCAACTAGCTACTGCTTTAATAAATACCAAAGGCTCGCCTTCTCTGAAGGCTTCAATTGGTAAAAATATAGCAAATATACTTAAAACTGGTAAGACTTTAGATGCAGTTACTACAAGAGTAACGCAACAGGTATCTAAAACTACTAAAGTTAAAGAAATACAAGATGTTAATAAAGTACTTAAGCAAGTAGGTAAAGCTCTTAAACAAGTACAACAAGAAGTTAAAAAACAAAATAAAGTATCTGGAAAAAAGCAATCAACTAGTATTGCTATATCAGATAGACTAGAACGCATGCCTTCTTTGGCATCCTTGCAAGCATATATTAATGAAAACCTACAGAGTGTAATTTCAGCCAATATGGGCGGAGGTACTGAACGCAATGTTTTAAACTATCGTAGTGGAAGATTTGCTGAAAGTGTAACAGTTCCTAAACTGTCAAAAAGTAGGCAGGGTATGATAACTGCTTTTTATACCTACATGAAAAACCCTTATCAAACTTTTGAACCAGGATTTAAACAAGGTAGCCCGGCATCAAGAAGCCCTAAGTTGCTTATCTCTAAGTCAATTAGAGAAATTGTAGCAAATAAGGTAGGTAACCAATTAAGGGCACAAGCACTATGACTCGTAGAACCTCTATTGTAAAAGCGATTGCTGAAAAAATGCAAACGCAATTAAACGGTATTACTTATCCATCAAATGTATATGGTAATGCCTATCCCACGTTAAAGTTTTGGGATGAAGTAAATGATTTCCCTTGTGTATATATGAGTCCTGGTACTGAAATTCGTCAATACGAACTTTCAGCATTTGCCTGGGGCTTAATGAATGTAAGCATAAAGGTTTATACCCGTGGAGAAGATGCTCAACTACAACTTGAACAGTTGCTAGAAGATATTGAAAAACTACTAGAGAGTAATAAAAATCTAGTATATGACGCCACAAAAGATCTGATAACTACTGAAATCTTAGTAGTATCTATAACAACGGACGAGGGACTGTTAAAACCTTATGCTGTTGGAGAAATTAACATACAAGTACGTTATCAAGTTATGTATGTATAAGTAGCTACAGAGCTATTAACAAATCGTATCCTAACGCACCAATCACAGATAAATATCTAGTAATGTGTCCGCAGGATGCACAAAATTAAAGGAATTAGATAATGGCAGCAACATTTAATCTAGTAAGAAATAGTAGAGTATTTTACACTACTAACGTAAATGCAAGTACCGGCATAGTAGCCGCTTCTGGCTTTACTACTGGGAATACACAAGAACTACAAGTTCTAGACGGATTTACGTTTGGTCAAACCTCAAACGCAGATACAATCACAATCTCTGAAGCAGGTGCTACACCTACTCGCGGTCAGCGTTCTTTCAACACAAGTCTAGGACAAGCAGACTTTTCTTTCTCCACATACATTAGACCTGAAAAGGCAACAAATGTTAAGTGTGAAGAATCCGTACTATGGAACTCTTTATTAGGTTCTGTAGCTATCGGTGCCGCAAATCAAATTGCGGTTGACTATACAGCAGCACTAACTACTCCTACAGTAGCAGCTTATTCCGCTGGCGTCCTAACAATTACCGGCGCCACAGGTGACTTAGTAGTTGGTGAAGTAGTAATGATGACTGGTCACGTAACTGCAGACCACAATACAGCTATCAAGATTACTGCAGTAACTGCAGGTACTAGCTGGTCAGGCGAGTTTGTATCAAACCCTGCTACACCAAGTACATTGGCCTCAGATTATGATAATGTAATCTTACGTAGAACAGCATGGAACGAGCAAGGTACTGCCTATGCTGAAGTTACAACTGCTCTAAGCAACAAGAATCAACTGGTTAAGTTCGGTATGATTATGGTAGTTGATTCAATTACTTACGTTATTGATAACTGCTGTTTAAATCAAGCAGATATTCAGTTCGGTCTAGATGGCATTGCTATGATAGCTTGGACAGGAATGGGAACAGCCCTACGTCAGATCAGTACTACAGCAGCATTTGCTACTAGCTCACCATATGCAATCACAGGCGGTTTAACTGGTAACTACACCTATAAGAATACTACTGCTGATTTTATTACTAATAAACTAAGCACTGTTACCTTAAAAACAGGTATCAAAGGTACCGGAACTGCATATAACCTAGCCCTAACAGGTGGACAGGTAACAATTAACAACAACGTTACATATGTAACTCCAGCTAATCTTGGTGTTGTTAATCAACCAGTAGGCTACTACACAGGTACTCGCGCTATTTCAGGTAATATAACTGCGTACTTACGTACAGGTACTACAAATACAGCAGGATTACTAAATACGCTACTTGCAGCATCTTCTACATCAGCAGGTATTGAACCTCAATATCAGCTAATTCTATATGTAGGCGGAGCTTCTGCTAGTACCCGTGTTGAAATTGAAATGCCAATGGCATTTGTACAGATTCCGACAATTGACGCTCAAGCCGTTCTGTCGACTACAATTAACTTTACTGCTGAAGGTCATATTAATGACGCAAGCGGTATTGATATCGAAAGTACTAATGAACTAGAAGTTCGTTACTATCATCCTTAAGTGGATTTTTATAGGTGCCGGCCTGATCACCGGCACCTCTTTTTAGTGTTATTATAATAGGATAAAAAACCAATGTCAACAGCAGCACCTGCTCTATCATTAAAGTCATTACTAGTACCCAGCAAAACAGTCGAAGTAGACTACCCGGGACTAAATGGATTCAAAGTCAATGTAGTATTCTTGTCAAGGGAAAAACTTGTTGAAATTCGAAAGAAAGCAACAAAAACAGCTTGGAAGAATCGTCAAGCGACTGATGAACTAGACGATAAGTTATTTTTACAACTTTACGTAAATTCTTGTATCAAAGGCTGGAAAGGCCTAAAGCTAAGTTATCTTGAGCAATTAGCTCCAGTAGACTTATCAGGACAAGATCTAGAAAGCGAACTGCAGTACGATCAAGACAACGCCCTATTCTTAATGCAAAGTTCTGCAAATTTTGACGCCTTTATTTCGGAAACTGTTAGCGAGCTAGCAAATTTCACGAAGACCAGTACATCGAATTAAATAAGTTACTAAAGTCTTACTTTGAAAATAGTAACCTTAAAATGACAAAAGAAGCATATTTTGAAATGTGCGAAGCAATGGGTAGTGAGCCTATTGAGTCTGAGATTCCAGTGGATTTCTCAGACTTACCAGACGAAATACAGTATGCATTTGGAGTTTACGGTAAATTACGGGATGAGTGGGACGGTTTCAACGGAGTATATCTTGGAAAAAATTTCACAGGTATACTTGATATATTTGATATGTTAGATGTGCCGGTCGAAAGTAAGCGTGGATTATTTGAGTTAATATCAATAATAGATATTCACAGGTCTAATGCAATAGCACAGGCCAAAGAAGCTAAAAAGTCAGAGCCTTCAAAATGAGAAACCCCTATATCGAAAGATATAGGGGTTTTTTTATGAGTTGAAAAAATTTGCTTATTGACTTCCAAGTGCTCGCGTGCTATAATGTGGAGGATGAAATAATATTACATTGTTTTAAGAGATGTTAATTGGAGGCCGCATGGCAGTAGAACAATCAACGGTTGAAGTAAACGTACTCACCAAGGGCTTAACTGAAGCCACGGCGAGTGCGCAAAAATTACACGATATAATGAAGGCAACTTCGAACTTAGCTGCGAATATACGTATTCCTACAGCAGTTCAAGCCGCCCAACAACAGGTAGCCGCTACTAACCCTAGAAGAGCTCCAGTTATGGCTGCCGCAGATCCCGAAGGCGGAGGAGGCAACACATACGGTACTGCAAGAGGTACTGTAGGCACAGGTGCGGCCGGAAGAGACTTTGCTAAACAAGCACAAGGTCTTGGTGGATTAGTACACGTTTATGCAACATTTGCAGCTAACTTATTTGCTGTAACTGCGGCATTTTCTGCACTTTCAAAAGCAGCAGATACTACCAACATCATTAAAGGCTTAGACCAACTAGGCGCTCAAAGCGGTAGGTCTCTTGGCGGTGTTGCCAAGGCTATGGTTGAAGTAACTGGTGGTGCCTTAAGCTTAAGAGAAGCAATGACTTCTACAGCGCTTGCAAGTTCTGCAGGCATGACTAATGCTGCCATGATAAGAATGACTGAAGTAGCTAAAAAGGCTAGTTTGGCTCTTGGTAGAGATATGGGCGATTCTATGGATCGTCTTACAAAAGGTATTGCTAAAGTTCAGCCTGAACTATTAGACGAACTTGGTATTATGGCCAGGGTTATTCCTGCCCAAGAAAAATATGCTAGAGAATTAGGAAAATCTGTTAGCGCTTTAACTGACTTTGAGAAAAAGCAAGCATTTGCTAATGCTGTTCTAGAAGAAGGTGAAAGAAAATTTAGTTCAATTAATATTGATACTAA